GACGTGGTGCGGGCGAAGGTGCTCGAGATCGCCGACGCCGGCGAGCGCATCGCGCTGTCGAAGCGGGCGCTCGACCCGCACCCCTGGGATTCGGCGGTGGAGGCATTCCCGGAGGGGGCGCGGGTGCTCCACCCCGCGCGTCCGGGCGACCCGCGGCTGGCCAATTCCGAGGTCGTGCTGGCCGCCTCTTCCGGAGGCTCCGGCGGAGCCTCGGGGGGCAGCGATCCCGACGACCTGATCTTCGCAATCGACGCGCCGGGCAAGCCCGACGCCGACACCCAGGTCTTGTTCTTCGTCATCGGGACGGACGGCGAAGAGACGCAGATCTTCCCGAACAAGACGGACTTCTACGATCCCGACATCACGTCCGGGTTCTCCTCTTTCGAGGACACGGGGTCTGCTACGCTGCTGAACGCCCGGTTCATGGATCCGGGCCTCACGGGAATTCCCTACTCCTACACCGTCGTCAGCGACGACAAGATCGAGCAGGAGGCCAGCGACGGCTATATCGCGCCCTCCGGCATCTCCACGGCCATCTTCACCAGCAACAGCATCGCGCTGACCGAGGCCGACCTGGGCAAGGAGCTGGACTTCGTCACGGACACGGCCAACGAGGGGCGCTGGGAGATCACGGACATCATCAGCGCCACGCAGGCCGAAATCACCAGGGCCTCCGGCAGCTTCATCTCCGAGACGAACGTCAAGTGGCAGCTGCTCGCGGCCAGCGGGACCTCCCAGAGGATCCTGCTCACGAAGGATCTCGCCCTCGCCTCGGGCCAGGGCCTGCGGGTCAGCTACATCGACCAGCTGGACGCCGACTTCTTCGACGCCGGCTGGGCCGACACGCTCGAGGAGCTGGAGAAGGTGAACGCCCAGATCCTGGTGCCGCTTCCCACCCAGACCTTCAGCGCGATCCAGCAGGCCTTCCGCGTCCATGTGGAGCGCATGTCCAGCACCTTCTTCAAAAGGGAGCGGGTCCTGTTCACGGGCGCGCTGGCCGGCCTCACGCCGGACCAGGTCCTGGGCAACACGCTCGCGGCTCCCGAGGACATCGGGGTCCTGGAGGGCATCCAGGGCGACGATCCCGAGGAAATCCTGGACGGCAACATCGAGGACCTGGCGGACTACGGCGTGGAGAACAGCTTCGGCGACACCTTCCGCGTGGTCTTCTTCTACCCGGACGAGATCGTGCGGGTCATCAGCGGAACGCGCCAGCTCATTCCCGGCTACTACATGGCCGCGGCTGCTGCCGGACGCGTCGCCGGGACCGCCAACATCGCGGAGCCGCTGACCTTCAAGACGCTGGTCGGGTTCACGCTCCTGAACGACAAGATCTTCGGCCAGACGGTCCTGAACAACCTCGGGAACGACGGCATCACGGTCGTGCAGCCGATCATCGGCGGCGGCCGGGTCCTCCACGGGCGCACCACCACGCAGAGCGGCGCTCCCGAGGAGGAGGAGATCTCGATCGTCTTCATCCGGGACCAGATCGCCCGGACCATGCGCGAGAGCTTCAGGGCGTTCATCGGCCAGCCCGAGGATCCGACCCTGATCCCGTCGCTCACGGCCCGCGCGATCGGGCTGCTGAACGCCTTCGTGTCGCAGAACCTCATCACCTCTTTCCAGAACCTGTCGGTGTCGAGGGACGACGTGGAGCCGAGGCAGTACAACATCCGGGTCGAGGTCCAGCCGAACTACCCCGTCAACTGGATCTTCATCGACGTGAGCGTCGGCCTGCTGTAACGGGGCCGCCGCTCCGCGAGGCTAGCGCATGACAACTCCCGTCTATCCTCAGAGCGGCAGCACGCTTTCGCCCACCCCTGCGGCGGGGCTCTCGACCTACATCACGATCAAGGTCGGGCGCGCCACCGTGGGGGCGGTCCAGGAGCTGACCATCAACCAGGTCCGCCGGGTCCGCAGGAGCGAGGAGATCGGGACCGAGGGGATCGTCGACTCCCATCCGACCAACGCGACGCAGGTGAACCTGACCGTCACGCGGCTGGTGTTCGACCAGCTCCGGCTGCCGGAGTCCTTCAGCCGGGGGTTCGTCAACCTGCAGGCGCAGCGGCTTCCGTTCGACATCCAGGTCGTCGACCGCTTTCCCGGCACGGACCAGCTGGCGGCGGTGCACACGTACCGCAGCTGCTGGTTCACCAGGTACACGACCCCGTACCGCGCCGAGAACTACATCGTGTCCGAGACCGCGGAGATCTTCTGCGAGGACGCGACCTCGATGCAGAACGGGGTGAACGTGGCATTCGGAGGCCTCCGGGGCATCCCGGTCTCGGCGGACTCCGTCGAAAGGAACACGGACCTGCTCGGGCGGCCTGGCCGCCTGGACTCCGCCGGCTTCCGGTCGGTTCCGTCGTAAGAGAACACTACGGAGGATCATTGAGAAATGGCCGAATATCCCGCGACTGGATCGACCCTGACCAGCAACATCAGCACGGGTCTGTCCACCCAAATCGTCATCAAAGTCGGAAACGACACCGTGGGCGCGGTCCAGCAGCTGCAGGTCACGCAGAACCGGCCGCTCTACAGGGCCGTGGAGATCGGCCTGGACGGCACGCTGGAGATCGTTCCCCAGCAGAGGACGGAGGTAACCCTCAACGTCACGCGCATCGTCTTCGACAAGCTGCGCATGGCGGAGGCCTTCGCCCGCGGCTTCGTGAACATCAAGGCCCAGCGGCTGCCTTTCGACATCCTGGTCATCGACCGGACCTCGGGAGAGGGCGAGAACGCGATCACGCACACGTACCGGAACTGCTGGTTCCAGAACTACGTGACGCCTTACAACGCCGACAACTACATCATCACGGAGACCGGAGTCCTGTGGGCCGAGGATGCCAGCTCGCGGCTCGGCGCCAGCGCGAACGTCGCCCAGGGCGGCGCCCGCGACATGAAGCCGCAGATCGAGACGCGCGAGCGCCAGGCCGACATCGGCGACTTCCGGGGCACGATGGATGCGCCGGGAATTGCGGAGGCGGCCTTCGCCACATAGGACAGGCGCCCTTCGCATACAAGACCGAGGGAGGGAGGCGAAGCCTCCCTCCCCTCCCTCCTTTGAAAGAAGCGGCATGATCTCGCCCACCCTTCCCAGCAGCGCTACCGCTTTCCTCCCGCTCCGTCCTGGGGCGGGCAACGCAAGAGGTGTACAATGGCAGAACTGACCCACAAGACCGTCGGGACCGTCGGCTCCGCGCCCGTGCGCGACATCGTTCCCCCGGAGGCCACCCGCGAGCCCCAGGAGGCCGAGGCGGTGTCGCCCGTCGACCTTCGCGCCCTCATCGAGCTGGGCAAAATCAGCGACAGCATCACGCTTGGCGGCATGACGTTCGAGCTGGAGACGCTCGACGACAGGGAGCAGGAGGACATCCTGAAGCTGACCGACGGCGGGCTGTCGGCGGACTCCTTTGTGGCCATCCGGCGCATCGTGGTGGCCAAGGCCGTCCAGTCCGTGAACGGACGGCCCCTTGAGGCCCTCTCATCCGCGGAGGGAGACGCTTTCCAGCGCAAGCTGGCCGTCGTGACGGCCATGCAGTCGCATGTCGTGGAGCGCCTCTACGAGTTCTACGAGCAGCTGGTGGCGCGGAGCAAGGGCGCCATCGAGCCGGAGCAGGTAAAAAACTAGCGAAGGAGCCCTGGCACCGGCTCCGGTGGAAGCTGTGCCGCATCTGGGGGGTGCCGGTCGACGATCCGGTCTTCCGCCGGACCAACCAGGCCCAATGGTTCTGGTACGGCGCCCAGACGGCGATCGACGAGGACGAGAGGTTCGAGCTGCTGCGCGACGTCGCAGAGCACAACGCCATGTTCTGGAACCCCCAGGGCGTGGACCAGGTGCGCCAGGCCCGCGAGCAGACGTTCAAGACGGACGACAAGGAGTTCGGCAAGATGGTCGAGGAGCTCTTCGGCCGCAGGCTCGACCTCCCCGGCGCTCCGCAGGCGTCCCATCGGCACACTGGAGACTTCATGGACGTGCTGCGCCAGCAGGCCGCGCCTTCCGAGGAGCAGGGCGGCCTGCCGGAACGTCCCGTCCCCGACGCGCAGCAGTACCTGGACATGGAACTGGACGACATCGTCTTCCACCCGTCCGGGGAATAGGAGGCATGCGATGCCCAAGGTGGACTTCGCTTTCATCGTGCACAACGGACAGCCCTTTTTCGAGCTGAACCTGAAGAACATCTACCCCTTCGCCAACAGGATCATCGTGGTCGAGGGTCCGGTCGGGTACTACAGGAACGCGTTGAAGTGCGGACCCTCGACCGATGGGACGCTGGAAGCGCTGAAGGCTTTCCCCGACCCGGAAGGGAAGATCGTCCTGGAGCAGGGGCTGTGGGAGGAGAAGGACCAGATGGTGCGCGCCCAGGAGAAGCACTTCTCCGGCGACTACGTCTGGGTCCCCGACGCCGACGAGTTCTGGAAGCCGGAGGACATCAGGAAGGTCTTCGACTACCTGGACGGGCATCCCGAGTGCCATTCCATGTCCTTCCGCCTGCGCTCCTTCTACGGCGGGCTCGACCGGTACATCTCCGGTTTCGAGGAGAACTTCGAGGTCCACCGCATCCAGAAGATCGTGCCAGGGAAGTCCCGGTGGAAGACGCACCGTCCGCCCACCATGATCTGGCCCGCCACGGGGAAGACCTGCCGCGAGATGGGGCATGTGGACCACTGGACCACGAACAAGTGGGGCATCTGGATCTACCACTACTCGCATCTCCCTCCTAGGCGCGTGAAGCACAAGATGGGCTACTACGCCAGCTTCAGCCAGACGATCCCCAACTACTGGGAGAACCTGTACGTCCCGTGGATGCGGGCGCAGACCGAGGCCGAGAAGCTGGCGGTCGAACGTCCCTTCCAGGGCGTCCAGGAATGGCAGCCCCACCGCCGCGGCCCCGCCTTCACAGCGCGGTTCGACGGAACCCATCCCGACATCATCGAACAGCACCGCGAGGCGATCGAGGAGCAGATCCGCCGGGAAGCGCGGGAGCTGGGAATATAGGCGAGGTTCTTAGCATCAGATGGCCGACGGAATCCCGGAGATCACCGATCAGCAGATCGAGAAATACAAGAAGCTGAAGCAGGCGGCGGACGACGCCGCTGCAGCCTTCCAGCGTCTCAAGGATTCCAGCTCGGCCACCAGGGCGGAGCTGGACGCGAAGCGCCAGTCCATGGACCAGGCCAACCAGAAGCTTCGCGAGTACACCTCCGGCCTGAGCGGCTACCAGGTCACGCTGATCCAGACCAGGGTTCAGCAGGAGAAGTTCAAGAAGTCCGCCAACGAGTCCAAGACGGCCATGGGCCTCCTAGGCGGGCAGTCCAGCAGCCTGGTACAGGGCCTCCGCCGGGTCGGAGCGCAGTTCGCAGCCGTCGCAGGCACGGCCCCCCTCATCGGCACCAATGTGGGGCGGTCGGTCATCTCCCCGTTCTCCAGCACGAAGGAGGTGACCGACCGGCTGATCACCAGCCTGCGCGGCATTCCCCTCATCGGGCCCAAGCTGGCCAGCGTCTTCGCCAACGTCAACCATGTCCTGCGGGCCCACAAAGAGGCGGTCGACCTGGTCAACCGCACCTATCTGGGGTTCGGAGGAAGGCTCGACTTCACCGAGGCGCGCACGCACCAGATGGAGCGGGCCATCCGGAACGCCTCCACCGCGTTCGGCTTCTCCCGCGATGCGATCCTGCGGATGGTGCGCCAGGCCAGCATCGTCCCCGGCGTCATGGACGACATGCGGAAGTCCTGGCGGGGAAGCGCGATCGCCGGAAAGGACCTGATCGGCGCCATGCTGGCGATGCGCGGGGCGGGCATGAACGCCGGGCAGGCGGGCCAGCTGGTGGTCGCGCGGTACAAGCGCTTCGGCGAGGTCGGCGAGGTCGTGGCCCAGCAGATCCGGCTGCTGGCCGGCGCAGCCAAGGCCTCCGGCGTGAACATCGAGATCGCCAAGGACCAGGTCGTGGCGGCCAGCGCGCCGCTGGCCATCTTCGGACGCAAATCCGGCGAGGCAGCACGCCTGTGGACCACGTTCGTCGATGCGCTCCGGAACCAGGTTCCCATCGAGCAGGTCGGACGCATGGTCCAGCAGCTCACGCGCAACCTGGCCGACCTGGACATCGGACGCCGCGCCTTCATCTCGCAGATGGGCGGAGGCTTCGGCGGCGGCGCTCTCGGAGGCGCCCTGAAGATGGAGCTGGCCCTCCGCACCCCCGGCGGGCTCAACCGCAGCATGGAGGCGCTCACCCGCAGCATAGCCAGGTTCGGCGGCGGGCGGATCCTCACGCTGGAGCAGGCGGCCAACAACCCGGCCCTCCAGATGCAGTTCCAGCTTCAGCGCCAGCTGGTCGGCAGGCTGGCCGGCGTCCGGGGAGGGCAGGCCCAGGCCCGGGTGCTCGAAGTTTTGCAGAAGATGCAGAGCGGCGGGCTCACCCGGCTTCAGGCAACCAAGGCCCTGAAGAACCTCACCAAGACCGGGGCCTCTGCGCAGCAGCGCAGCCTGACCGCCCTCGACCGCCTCGGGCAGCTGGTGTCCCACAGCAATGCGTTCCTGCAGAGCATCTCGCGCGTGGAGCGGGTTTCGGCGAGGCACCTGGAGCACATCAGGCGCACCCTGATCGGGCCGCGCGGGCGGCTGGGGCAGCCGAAGGACCTGCGCAGGATTCCGGAGATGTTCAAAGTCGCCGGACGCGACATAGGGCGCGCCGGCAAGGAGGAGGCCCGTCGGGCCATGTCCTTCCTAGGCCGGATGTCCGGAGCCCTCCGCGCACGTCCGAAGCCGCCGCCGCAGCGCCCCGTCATCGACCCGAAGCGTCCCGGCGCCCCCCGCCCCCTTGTTCCGCTGCCCATGGCGGGCCAGAAAAAGCGGGTGCGCCTGCCCGATGTCACGCTCCGGCCCCCTCCACTGACCGATCTCCGCCGCCGGCCCGCAATGAATGTTCCCCTGCTGAACCTTGCGCCGCAGGCGCGCAGAACAACGCTGCGCCGGGACATGGCCAACCTGCCGCGACCCGAGCCTGCTGCTGGCGCCGCAGGCGGGACCGCCGATGCTGCGGCTTCTGCGGGCGCGCACGGGATCCTCGCCGGGGCGCGCCTCGCCGCTGCCGGAGACCAGGGAGCGGCCATTCCCGACCAGATCACCGTCCGCGTCGTGTGCGAGCAGTGCGGGCACAACCTGAAGCAGCACATCGAGAAGCTGCAGAAAGGCCTGCACGGCGTCAACATGCCGGGAAACACCTACTCCCGCGCCTGATCCGGAGGACCTGACCGATGGCGATCGACAGCAGAGTCACAAGGGATCCGTCGACCGATCCCATCAACGATCCCCTGCAGGAGACCCTGAACCGACCGGGCTCCCTCGAAAGCCCGGAGCTGGTGCGCCTCCACCCGGAGGCCCCTCTTGCGCGGCGGCGGCGCCAGCTCATCAGGTGGCGGGTTCCCGGCGCCGGGTTCGTGGACATGTACATCAACCCGCAGCAGATGCGCATCCAGTCCCGCAAGGTCATCCGGCGCACCAGGACCAAGGGCGGATATGTGGTACAGTACTGGGGAGAGGAGCTGGACACGGTCGCCCTGAGCGGGACGACGGGTTCGGCCGGCGTCGAGGGGATCAACATCCTCCGCAGCGTGTACCGCGCGGAGCAGGACGCTTTCCAGCAGGTGTCCCAGACGCTGGCCGACAGGCTTGGCGCCTTTTCTGCAGGCGGGAGCATCGGCGGGCTCGTGGGAAGCATCGCTTCCGGAAACGCCGGACAGGCCGCCGGCAACGCCATCACAGCCTTCATGGGCGGAAACCAGTCCGCCCCGCTGCTCCCCACCCTCGCGTCCCTGGCCGTCTCGGTGGAGATGTTCTACCAGGGGTGGGTGTTCAAGGGATACTTCGAGAACTTCAACGTCACGGAAAGCGTCAGCCTGGGACCCGGCGTGTTCGAATACGACATGACCTTCCAGGTCACCGACAGGCGAGGAACCCGGCTCAACTTCACGGGATGGCACCGCAGCCCCGCCGACATCACCGACAGCGGGTTCAAGAACTACAGGCAGTCCGACTCGTCCAACACGCCGCCCAGCTTCAAGGGAGAAGCCTAGCATGGCCATCCTCGTCTCCACGCAGGCCGACATCGCCGGGCACGGCCCGAACGGCGTGCTGGGCGAACTCGCGCGGGGCCTGGGCATCCCGGGGTTCCCGGGACCCCGCTCCCCGAGCGACACCGTCAGCGGCCTGGAGCGCCTGCGGGAGGATGTCTCCGGCGTCCTTTCCGCCCTTGCCGGCAAGGGGCAGACGGAGTCGTTCGATCCCAGCTTCGTCGGCAGCGGAAAGCATGTTGTTCCCGGCGGATCCATAGAGCACGGCAAGGCCTCGCCCATCGAGGCCGCCTCCGTGCGCCAGGTGATCAGCCAGGAGCCGAAGGCGAGCCTGATCGTGAAGAAGCGCGCCTTCTCCTCGCTGAACAGCCTCTACAATCCCTCCCTCATGGATGATGCGGAGAAGTGGCTTTTCCGGGCCACCAAGCGCCTGTTCCTCCGCAAATGCTCGCAGCTCCAGGACTACGAGGCCCTCACGAAGATCAAGAAGATCGTGGACAGCGGATCCGGGCCCCGCGCGGCGCTTCTCTCCCTGGCAACCAGCTTCGGAGCGCTGCTGAACGACGCCGACGCCGGAGGATCGGGCACCTCCTTCTTTTCCTCGTCCCTGACGATGGAGCGGATCGCACGCGACCGGGAGGGCGTCGATCGCACGACCTGGTTCGTGGACAACGACCTGCCAGTGCTGAAGGAGCTGGGGCTGGGGCACGGGACCTTCGAGATCACCCTGGTCACGTCCCTGAACACCTCGCTGGGCCTGGACGGAAGCGGGACCTGCAGCATCAGCCTGGAGAATCCCTACAACCTGATGCTGATCACCGAGCACGACATCGAGATGGCTCTCCGCGACACGGCGCTGTCCCCGCTCATCCATGCTGTGAGCCAGGCGGCGGGACTGGCTCTTTCCACGGCCCAAACCGCCGATGCGAGGCTGCAGCAGGCGCGGCAAGGCCGCGGCCTCGGGCAGATCACCTTCACGGTGGACGCCGGCGCCGGGCAAGGGGTCCGCGCCGTGATAGACGCCCTGGGATTCGAGATCACCGAGGACAACCTGGACTCCGTGCCAGCCGGCCACGAGCTGGACGGCGCGGAGCAGGCGCTGTTCCGCTCGGTCATCTCCAATCTCCGCACCTACTCTGCGGCCATCAGGCGCGATCTCATCCAGGGAGGGCCTCCGACCGGTGCGCAGAGCAAGCAGCTCAAGCAGGACATGGAGCATGCCCGCAAGCTGCTGCGGCGTTTCTACCTGGGGCGGATGATCCTTCAGCCGATGGACCAGATCCATGTGTTCATCGACGGCGGCACGCGGCGCGCGGGAGAAGGCGAGGAGGTCGAGAAGGACCGGAACATCTTCACCGCCAAGGGCGCGCTCTCGGCCGTGGGAAGCGTGCTGGGCCTGCAGGACTCCAGGCAGATCGACGAGAAGCTCCTGAGGGCGGCATACGAGGCGAGCGGCCAGCACCTCAGGTTCGAGGACTTCAAGAAACTGTCGACCTACGGCGAGGGCGGCATGCATGTCTTCGCCGGCCTGGTGCAGAACGTCAGCAACGCATTCTCCGACGGAGCCTACCGGGTCTCGGTCTCGGCGCAGTCCAACATGGAGTGGCTGCGGATATCGCGGTTCAACGCCAAGCCCTCCCTGGACCAGACGGAAGGCATCGTCTACGACCCGCTCACGCCGTTCGACTTCGAGACAGATGCTGCGACGGGGCTTCCCACGGGAAAGCCGAAGCTCACGGCGACCAACCAGAAGATCCTGTCCGGCGCCTGCCGGCAGTACCTGTCCGAAGGACCCCAGGTGGGGAAGCAGGTGCTGTCCGAGAACGACATGCTGCACGACTTCGCGGTCAAGGGCGGCTCCCTCGTTCCCGTGTTCGACACGCCCACGGGCCTGAAGTACAAGTGGAAGGAGGGAATCGTCACGGCCACGTACGACATGTCCACCGCCAACCCGCTGGACAAGTCCAAGGTGAACCCCGCACAGCTGCGCCGCGACACCGGATTCTTCGCATCGAACACGGTGTTCGACAACATGGACGTGGCGAACATCATATCCGTGCTGGTCACCGGGCAGCCCTACAACCCGGCCACGTTCGTCCAGAGCGCGGTGAACACGGGCGCTTTTGCGCTGGACACCACGCTCAACGACACCAAGGACTACTTCCACACGTTCCTGGATGTCCAGCAGTCCTTCAACAGGTTCCACGGCAACTGGGTTCCCTACAAGCGGATCACCATGGAGCGCGAGGCGCTCGCTCATGCGATCACGCTCCAGCAGAGGCTGACGAAGAAGTCCCAGCGGCTCAGGCAGCTGCGCTCGCAGTTCGCGAAGCTGCAGGACGACGAGCTGCGCAACGACGCCGCCAACAAAAGCGGCGACCGCGTGGGCAGCCAGTATGACACGGCCAAAAAGGCGCTGGCGGACAAGAAGAGCCTGGTGGACGCCAGGCTGCGCAAACTGGAGACGGAGTTCGCCGAGGAGCTGACGCAGGCGGAGAGCATCATCCAGTCGGCGCAGTGGGACGACACGGCCATCCGTCCGACGATCCGTGTCGCCGGGGACAATGTCGTCTTCGATCTCGTGAGCGGCACGGACGGAGAAAGCGAGGACCTGAATGGGGACCGGCTTCTCTTCCTGACGCTCAGGCGCCGCGAAGACGTCATCTACAACCGGGACAAAAACCTGTTCATAGTGTCCGACGAATACGACAAGGACTTCGACATCCAGGCGTTCAACCTGCAGATGGCCCGCAACAGCCCGGAGATGTGGCGCAGCAGCTGGCGCGACGTGCTCGGCCTCTGCCAGCAGGCGGCGGAGGTGATCGATTTCGAGTTCTTCGTCAACACGCAGGGGCATCTGGAGCTGCGCCCCCCGCAGTACAACCGCACTCCCGCCTCGGTGCTGAACGCCATGCTCACATTCAACAAGACCGCTGGCATCAAGCTGTTCCCCGACTTCATCGAGAAGCTGGTGCTGGGGCGCGGCCAGGGGCTGGTCCGCGACATCCGGACCATCGAGTGGGAGATCAACAAGGAGATCGCCATCCTCGGAAAAGCCGGCGAGCGCGAATCCGTCATTCCCGGCATCAAAAGCTTCCTGATCGAGGGGGATCCTCCCAAGAAGGCGGCCGGCGAGCGCAAGCCCAGGCAGGAGACGGCGACTGCGGAGTTGAAGGCCTTCGTGAAGCAGATCTCGTCCGTGACTGCGCAGAAGACCTCAGGCCAGCAGCTCGGCATCTTCTCGGCCCGGAGCCAGGTGCAGCTGCAGCGCACCCTCTCCAGGTCGTTCGACACCGCCTCCCTGGGCTTCGTCGGAAGGCAGAGCAAGGACCTCTACGACCAGTCCGTGGACGAGCTGTCCAAGCTGACCGGAAAACCCAAAAACTCGTTCCCGGCCTACGATCAGGCCCGCATCGGCGCCCCCAAGAACGGCGTGTCCAGCCCGGCCAGCGACGCTTCGGCGGCCATCGGAAGGATCGCCCAGCTGGTCAGCCGCCGGGACCGGCTGCTGCAGATGCTTGAGCGCACCCTCGATCAGGCGACCGAGGTGGTGCAGGTCAACGAGGGGGGCGGCACCGCGCTCGTTACCGGAGGCCAGTTCGGGCTGGGAGAGCGCCAGAAGAAATCGCGCTTCTACAGCCGCATAGTGGTGGACGACCAGCAGCACATCCTGGGGCACATGTCCGGCAGGCGGTTCGTGATCGGCGACGAGACGCTGGTCCGCTCCTCTTTCCGGGAGGCCCCGCCCCAGTTCACCAGCATCGAGGTGCAGGGGACGGATCCCCTGGTCGGGGAGCCGCGGGGCAACATCGCCGGCGGATTTCCTTTGTACGTGGCCTTCGGGACCGATTTCGACCTGTGGCGGCAGTACGGGTGGCGCAAAGAGAAGCCTTTGGAGAAGCCCTTTTTCTGGAGCGCCGAGCAGCAGTGCGCGCCCTATGCGAAGATGCTTCTGTCGAGGCAGCGCCGAAACATCGTCACGGGAACCGTCACGCTCGTGGGAAACGAGTTCTACCAGCTGGGAGATGTCGTGTACGTCACCGACACCCAGTCGCTGTACTATGTCAGCAGGGTGTCTCACTCCTTCACGTTCGAGGGGGATTTCCAAACCACCCTGGACCTGCACTACGGCCACGCGCCGGGAGACTACATCCCGAGTCCGACGGACATCATCGGCAAAGGCCTTTCGAACAAGGCGGACAAGCAGGGCGCTTTCCGGACCAGGCGGGCCGGCCCGGGGACCAGCCCGAGCCAGGACCAGGTGCTGGGAGTCGTGCGGTTTGCGGACAAGACGCCCGCCAGCACGTCCGACGCCCTCGACCACCTTCTGGGCGGCGCCGACGCCGCAAGGAACTTCGGCGTCCTGGCCAACGCCGCCAGCACGGCCAAGAACTCGCTCAACACTCAGGACACGCTGAAGAGCCCCCGCATCATCCTCATGACGTACGGAAACGGGACGGACAGCCTGGCTTCCGTCCAGAGTTTCAGAGCCGAGGCGGTGGCTCGGTGGTTCGAGAACCCGCAGAAGAAGGGAGAGACGAGCAGCATCTCGGTCGGAGCCCCGACCACCGACAGCCGCCTGGCGAAGCTGAAGATCAAGCCCGACACGCTGATTCGCATCGAGACGCTGAACCAGTGCGTGCCCGCCGGCCAGCTGACAACCACGGACCGCGCCCTGCTGAAGCAGGGCGTCACGGCCAGCCCCCAGGCGCAGACGCTCGACCCGACTTTGGAGCGGGTCGTGGAGATACGGCTGAGGCAGCCGCCGCCCGGCGGATGGCCCCCGAGCAGCCAGTAGCAGCAGCATGAGATTCGCAGGAAACCACCTCAGGCTCGCAGTCGTCACTGAAGTGGACCACGCCACCGGCGTCATGCGCACGCAGTGGCTGGACAACAACGCCGAACGCGGGCAGAACATACCGATCCCGCACCCCATGCCGGGGCGCGGCGAAGGCATCTACTGGGGAATCCAGCCCGGCACGGTGGTGGCGCTCGCCGCCGCCGCCTACGAGCGGTACATCCCCGTGGCCGCCATCCCCATGCGCGCCTTCTACGCGGAGGACCTGGGAAGCGTCTCCGAGGTCCGCTTTGACGACGTGGGCTTCCCCGCGCTGGAAAGCGGCGAGGTGGCCATCCAGGGGGTCACCGGGGCCAGCATCTTCTTCGACGCGGCCGGCAGCCTTCTGGTGCGCAATCCCTTCTTCGAGGGGCTCGTTCTGGGCGGAGATCCCGACCATCGGCGCAGGTGCTCCATCCTCAAAGCTCCGCCGGTGGAGTACGAGGTGTCGCAGGCGGGACTGCGCGCCTTCGGAATAATCCGGCGCGACATCCGCCCGGACGACGGCGAGTTCGACACGGCCGTCGCAGATCCCCTGCTTGACCTGGAATTCGAGAACCTGCTGGAGGAGGTGGGGCGCGACCCCACGAAGGGCGTGGCCCTGGCCACCGCCCTCCGGGACGCCAAAACCTCCGACGCCTCGTCGACCGACCAGTTCCGCAACCCGCCCTTCGTGGAGAAGAGGGAGGTCCTGTACGAGTTCGGGGCCGAATGGCGCGTGGATGTTCAGAAGGAGGAGGAGGCTCTCCTTGAGAACGGCGGGCGGATCCCCGTGCGCATCCCGGAGGACCGCCGCGAGCGCCGCACCAACATCCTCAGCCTGTCGCTGGCGTACCCCAACGAGCTCCTGGAGACCGTGGAGGGGACCCTGGTCGACCTGTTCGGAAACCTGCTGGACGCCAACCGGCACGTCCTTCCCCGCCCTCCGGACAAGAAGGCCGTGGAGTGGCTGCGCGCGGCGCTCGAGAACGCCCAGCACACCGTGGCCTTTCACAAGGAGATCAACGCCCGCAAGGGATGGGCCTACAGGGAAAGCGGACTCACGAACCTTCCGCAGGACCCCGACCCGAAGCTGGCAGCCAAGTCCTCCAACAACGCCCGCGACCGCAGCCGGTGGTCCGTCGACGTGGACAAGGAAGGGCTGACGAAGATCAACATCCCCGCC